ATTCACTTATGTAGTTGATGGATTAAGTAACAATGAAGCATGGGATATTGTAAATAGAGAAGAGATTAGAGATGCTGTTGCAATAGAGACCGAAGCTAATGCTGATACTTATGAATTAGATACATTGAGCATAGATGCTTATGAGATTGGAGAAGAAGAATGAATTCAGTAATATGGCAGATGCCAGTAAGTCATTCAGTTATCGAAGAAGATTCTGATGACTTCTACGCAGGAGAAGCTATTGTCAGAACTCATGTCATTGCAGACAAAGTCTTCGGAGAAGATTATGTAATGATGAAATGCCCAGAATGTATTTACGAGCAAGTAGGTGCAGAAGCATACGACAAGTATTCTCACATTCCAAGAGCGACAGCTTTACGCTCAGACAAAAGACCAAAAGACTTTGACTTTGATGTCTGGCTTAAAGTAAGCATGATTGGATTCAAAGAATACAACAAAGAAGAATTGTCATTCAGTGAATGTAAATTTGGATTAGATAAAAATGGAGAACATGTTGAACATGTCGGAGCAACAATAAGCGAAGATATGGCTCAAGAGATGTACCAAGATTTAGAGCTAGTCTAATTATCTAACTGCACATCTTCGGGTGTGCAGATAGATACTTAGGTATCAATACAAAAAATAAAAGGAGAAAATAATGGAAGAAAAATTATTTGTAAAAAATTCAGCTAATGAAAATATATTAGTTGAAGATTGGTTCTTCAATGATTACTTAACAGATATTATCTGGGAAGACAATTATCTTCAATTAGAGAGAGATGGATTTGTAGATAGAAGTTACCAATGTCATCTCTGCGGTAAATCTATGACATGGGCAGTTGTCTTTAGTGACAGCGAAGACTTTGGCACAACCATTGGAACTATCCATGTTGGAGTAGAGTGTGCAAAGATATTAGATTCTAAAAATAAGTGGGAAGCTCTTGAGTTGAACAAACAAAAGAGAATGGAGAGAATCAAGCTAGATAGAAAATATAGATTAAATTCTGAATTATTTGAAAAAGAATATCCAGAACTTTATCAAGCATCTAGCTTCTTTCAAAAATTCAATCCAGTCATTGAAGATATCTTAAGAAAATCTAAATATGGTTTGTCTGATAGACAACTTCAATACTTGCACAATCTTATTCTTGATGAGTGGGAGAAGCAAGTCTTTGAATTGAAGAGAGAATCTAACTTAGTTCCAAAACTTAAAGAAGGAACTATGACTGCTGAAGTAACCATCAAAAAATACTTCTGGAAGGAAGGTCATAATGGTAGATATGGTTATCAGAAGACAGTCTTTGAAACCAATGAAGGTCAGACAATCTTCACTGGTAAGACTCAAGCTCTTGTTGAGTTTTTAGATAACGATTGTTGGTTTGATGATGACCAAGCAGAGTTCTGGAAACTTGATAAGAAGGAAAGAAAATCAGAACTTCAATTTAATAAAAATTATTTTGAAGAAGGCACAAAAGGTATAGCAACTTTTGAAATCACATCTTTATTTGAAGATGGAATTAAAGGTAGTGGTAAAATCAAAAGTTTTATTCCTACACAAAAACTAAATAAAGGAGAAGAAGAATGATAGTAAAAGAACATAAAAGCAGATACAAGCAAACAAAGATTGGAGAGTTCCGATTGAACAGAAGCTATACCATGAATGAAGATATCATGACTGGTATGACTACTGATAGGAAACTTGTAAAGTTCGGCATTGAATGGAAGAAATCATGAAGTTTAAATTCCATGAGACATTCACTGTTGATTTTGTTGTAGAAGCTGAGACTTATGAAAAAGCTCACGCATTGTACAGCAAGATGTTTGATAAAAATATCCAATTAGGTTATGCAAACTGGAAGGATATAAAAGAGCAGAACATTACTTCTGGTAAGTTCTATGTCTGGTATCGAGAAGATACTGAGACTCCAGAGCTTATGAAGGAGCAGTTCTTTGGAGAAGAAGAATAATGGAGAGTTATAAAGACAAAACAATCAAAAGACTTAGAGACCAAATTGAAATAATGTGGAGCGGATTTGAAGATAATAAGTCTTATGATGAAATGTACGAAATATTATTCGGAGAAGGAGAAGAAGAATGAATCGTGCTCAAAGAAGAAGACTCAAGAGTAAGAAGGGTGCTCAATATCGTGGTAGAAGCCGACCAACTGACAATGGTCGAATGAACAGTGATATGAAGGGCAGAGCTTCTTACAAGTAATTAGCTAGAGCTCATCACGATACCCTTTTGTATATGTACTAATAAATACAAAGTGGTGGGCTCTATGGTAATTATGTCAGACATGATTACTAGATTGGAGTATATTATGAATACAGAAAATCCAACATCAGAAGAACGACACTTGGAAGAGTTACCAGAGTTTTACCATGTCAAGTTAAAACTCACTGGCAAAAGAAAATATGTCAAGTGCAGTGCTTGTTGGAGATTGCTATTCAATGACCAGATGGTGCTGAAGCATAGAGATAGAAAATATGCATTCTATTGCACTGGCTCAAAGCACATTGAATCTTCAGAAGAATACTTGAAGTATCTTGTTGAAGTTCAATCAATCGAGCTTGGTACTGAATACCTAACTGGGCAACTTAACTCAATGACTATCGAATGGAGTAGGCATAGACACCGCAACAAAGTAGAAATACTTTCGGTCTCTGAACTACCTATTGATAATGCTAAGAGAGAAGAAGTCGAGAAGTATCAGAAGAACAAAGCTATGGTTGCTCTGGAAAAAAGATTAGCACAATTAAATGATGCACATAAAAACGAAGTGCAGAAAATAATTGCTCAGATGACTGAATTAGAAAACAGTTAATGAGTTAGAGCTCTTAGTTGCCAAATAATTAATTTATTTATAAATAAATATCTACACATTGTAGCTGAGAGCTTTATAGTCATTATCTAAACTAAAAAGGAAGGAGTGATATGACTAACTTACTAAATTGGTTCTATTCACTAGAACTATATCAAGCTATGGCATTCGCATTAGGAAGTTCATTCTTAATGTTCTTTGTAGTAGCTTTAAGTGTTCTTGAATATAAAGAGAGCAAGTTAAGGAAAGAAGAGCAAAGATTATTTGCAGATGATGATGGGATTCCGAGATTCGTTAGAGCAACTGATGAACAAATCGGATTACATAATCAATAATCTTTGATATAATAAATGGCTATGGGTGCATAGCCAGTAGCAGTTGGAAGTCTTTATTCATACCAATACATGCCCAGTATTATGGTCTGACTGCTACTGGTTAGGCATCACGCTTAACACAATACATAAAAGAGAAGGAGAAATATGAACGACATTGTATTGATGTCAGTCAAAGAAGTGGGTCAGCTTTTAGGTTTAGACCGAGCGACCATTGCTTCATGGAATCATGCAGATAGATTACCAAATCCAGAATGGGTGGTATCTGGTGGCACGACTCCAGTATGGACTGAACAGACAATCAAAGAATGGGCAAGCTCTGATGAGTTTGTGCAATCTAAGATAGACACGCGAGCAAAAAGTAGGTTGCAGAAATGATTACTGTAACCCACTTTCGCGGACAACCGATTCCACACTTTGTTAAATCAAAGCATGCGTTGGTTGAATATGTACTAAGGAAGTACAGAGATGGAGAACCAATATCCAATGGAGAGTTTATTTATGATTTAAACTATTCCAGATTTGGTACTTCAATACACAATCTGAGAAGAGATGGATTCGTAATTGAAACCTTACCTTCAAAGAAGCAGGGCTTAGTTTTTTACTATCTTGTAAAAGCTCCAGATGATACTGAAGAGAGAAATCAGTTGAGATTGGTAGCAACATGAAGAGAAAAAAAATAAGCCATTGGAGATTCTGGGCAATGCTTACTAATGAAGAAAAAGCAAAGCTCTATCCAAAACTTAAGAGAAGTGAAATCAAAAGAATCTGGACAAAAGAATACATGAAGGTAATAAGGTATAATACTTATCCACATGCATTCAAAGAGAAGTATGATGCTAGATTTGAATTACTAAATACAAAAGGAGAAATAAATGAGTAACAGTAAAGATAAAGCAATAATTGCACAAGTTGCATTTAAAGGAGCAATCGACTTAGCAGTTGCGGGCAAGATAGAACTTAACAAAGTTCTTGATGCAACAGATGCTTATGCTGAACACTTGTGGGATAAATATGGATTTGAAACTAAATTTGAATCTTCTTATTCTGCAAAACCACAATCAAGTGGTGGTGGAGAACCATCAGACAAACAACTTAACTTCATTAACAAGTTATTGAAGGAAGTGCCAAAGTCTGTATCTGACCCAGCAAGAAGTAAAGTCGATAGTGGTTTGACTGGATTGGGAGCTTCTCAATTAATTAAATCTCTCTTAGAAGAGAAGGAGAAGAATGAACCAGTTGCAAAAGACCCTATCAATGACTTAGATGCTCCATTCTAAATGGATTACATAAAGTCTGATGTATATTTCAGCATAGTTCCAGAGTGGGTAATTGATGCCCCGATATCAGCTCAAGCTGTTAGGGTCTATGCTGTTTTATGCAGATATGCAGATAAAGATGATGGAACTTGCTTCCCTAGCATTAGAACGCTAGCGGAGCGTATAAATGTCTCTGAGAGCACGATTAAGCGGGCTATAAAGGAACTAAAAACCATTGGTGCAATCAAGTCGCAGAAGCGTTTTGACAAAGCCACAGGAGAGCAAACTTCCAACTTATACACAGTAATGAGAAGTAAAGAGCTCATATATGACCTACCCAATGTCATAGATGACACTAGCCCTAGTTCATCAGAGACCCACAAACTAGAGTCAATTAACCATAGTCAATCTTTGGAAGAAAACTTTGAAGATAGGAAAGTACTATGGAATGCTCTGGTAGATGCAATAGGTTATCAACCATCTACTCAAGTTGAGAGAGCTGGTTGGAATAAATGCATCAAACAATTAAGAGAAGCTGGTGCAAAAGCTGATGAGATTCCTAGCAGGGTATCACAATACAAAACGCTGTTTAAGGGCATGACCCTTACACCATACGCATTAGTTAAGCACTGGTCTCTACTGGGGGAAGAAGTAGCGAAGATTCCAAAACCCAGAGATTGTGAAGTCGAAGGGCATGCTATGATTGATTTAGATGTCATAGACAAATGTCGATTTTGCGGTTTAGAAATTTCTAAAGCACAAAGCTAGGGAGACCTTAGAGTTGAGATTAGAGTCGGAAGAGAGCTCCGAACTGGTTGATATACTCCTTTCAGTCTGGCGACAGATTATTGGTTACCATGTTGAACACTCAACTCAGTCTCCGAGATAATTTTCAAATACAATAATTACTAATTTTTGATGATAAACTTGTATCGAACAAGTGTTCTATGACAAAAGAATCAAAAAAACTTACGAAGAATAAGCAAGAGATTCCCCACAATCTTGACTTAGGAAACAACTACTACCCTTCTGGGTGGAAGCCGAAGCTCGAATTTGACCACAACACAAACATTGGAGAGCTTACACATGTGCAACCGCAATCAGATAACTTTAAATTTAATGAACTACTAGATTCTTGGGGATATAACTCAGATGAATTCTACATAGAAGAAGACCGAATCAAATTTTCAACTTGGGAAGCACAAGCTAAGGGCGGTCAAGTTATTCAGATGTATGCTTTTAAAGCTACGATACGAAGAAAAAAACCAAAACATAATGAGTATGTTAGAAAATTAGAACGACAGATTTCAAAGAAAAAGCCAGTCAAAGTCTCTGAACTAGCTGGAGATAATGCATTTATGTTTTTTTGTGCTGATTGGCAGTTTGGAAAAAAAGAATACAACTCTAACTGGGGAGCTGATGAGACCATAGATTACATAAGGAATGGTATTAAAAAAGCCCAGAAGCAGATAAAAGATTTAAACAAGTCTGGTCAGATAATAGATGAGATTTACATTATTGGTTTAGGAGATTTGATTGAGAACTGTTATGGATTCTTTGACCATCAACCATTTAATATAGAGCTGACTAGAACAGAACAAGAACATCTGGCTCGTAAAATGTTACTGGAAGTTCTTGATGGATTGCTAAAACTTGCACCAAAGATAATCATTGGAGCTGTTGTTGGCAATCATTCAGAGTACAGAAGTGGTAAAGCTCAAGTCTCAACAAGCAGATTAGATAACTCAGATACTGCAATCTTCCAGATAGTTGGAGAAATAATAGAAGGTAGAGAACGATATAAGCATGTTAAGACTGTTGTGCCGAATGATTTTTATTTAACAATAGATGTAAAAGGACAGAGACTTACCTTTTATCATGGACACATGACTGGTGGCGGGTCAAACATTGAGAACAAACTAATGAACTGGTGGAAAAATCAAGGTCATGCAAGAATACCTTCTGGCTCTGCGGATTTGTTAGTTACTGGTCATTACCATCATTTAAGAGTTTTAACTGAGCGTGGAAGAACATGGTTTCAAGCTCCATCTCTGGATACTTCTAAAGAACTAGAAGCAAGAATGGGATTGACTACTTCTCATGGAATCCTAACCTTTACAGTTTCAGAAAATGGTTGGGATAATCTTAAAATCTTGTGAAAATATTCACAAAGTATTCTTAAATATTAATGATTGTTGATTTATAATAGAACCATGAACAAAGTAGCTATCGAGAATGATGGTACAAAAGCAAAGATATTGCTTATTGGCAAAGATGGAGATGCTTCATATAGAGAACTACCTAAAGGTATAATTACCATAGAGAGACTCAAAGAATATGAAAATCCTACTTTACCCAATAATTAGTTGTCTAAGTACATTTAGCCAACCAGTTACGCCAGAAATCATTCAAGATTACAGGGAATGTAAGAAGATTGAATTCCAAGTGGAAACAGTCTCAGCTTGGCAACCCTTAATTGAGAAGTACTTTAAACAAGAAGACTACATTGAAGTAAGCAGAATTATATTTTGTGAGTCATCTGGAAGGGCTAATGCAGTTGGAACTAACACTAATGGCACAAGAGATATTGGTCTCATGCAACTTAATGATTCTACTTATGATTGGATTTCAAATAAATTAGGTTGGTTCGGGGATAGAAAAGACCCAGAATTTAATTTAAAGATGAGTTCTTGGCTTTATTATAAGTCTGGAAACCATCACTGGAATTCATCTGGTAAATGTTGGAAGGAGAAAAATTGAAGAAGATTAGAGTTATGGGTAAGTGGCATAAAGATTTTATGGTCAATGACATACCATCAGCTGTAAAAGCTGGTCAAGATTTAGCTGATATGTACCCGCATGCAAACTTACAGATTGATGGAGTTATGTTTATTGTTGATGAATATGATGACTACGATACAGAGTTTGAAGTTGTCGGGGAAGAAGAATAATGGATTATAAGTTTATTACTGAAGCAGAAAAAGCAGAGATAGTAGATAATCAATTAAGAAGTTTAGAAGCTAATCATTTTGCATTGGCGTTAGTAGAACCATCTAAGTTTCAACAACAAGATGCTCACTTGCAATGGAAGCAACAGATACAAGCAATAGAGAATTCAATAAAACTCATACGCTCAAAGCAGATGTCTATGGGTTTATATAAAGAAGAAGAATGATATTTGATGAAATTATTCTTGATGACATTGATGAAGAGATAGATATGACTGAAAAATATTCTCCCCTACCCTACTTTTTGACCATAAAAGAATCAGATATTGATGGTTTGGGGTTATTTGCAAAAGAAGATATCGATAGGGGAGTAGATTTAGGAGTCTCTCATGTACATCATCACAAGTTTTTAAATGGTTATATAAGAACTGCATTAGGTGGATTTGTAAATCATAGTGAAGAACCTAACTGCAAACTTGTAGATTATAAGACCAAAATGCATTTATATACAACAGAAGCAATTAAAGCTGGAGAAGAACTAACTTTAAAATATAAACTTTATAACCCAGTGGAGATAATTGATGAGCGATAGGAATTTTTTCGGGATAAAAAAGAAAAACAAATTCTTAGATGAAGAGATTATAGATAGATTGTTATATGCAGTTAGTGAAGGTTCATACATAGAAGATGCTTGTGCTTTTGCTGGAATATCATCAAGAACTTACAGAACTTGGCGAGAAAGAGCAGAAGCTGGAGAAGAATACTTTGTTGATTTGTTTGAGAAGATACAAGAGAGAGAATCAAAGTTTAAAGTTGAAACCCTTCGCAAGATAAAAGAAATAGGAGAAGAAGACAGAAATCCTAGAGCTTTACAGTGGATACTAGAGAGAAAATACCCTTCACAGTTTGGAGAGACAAGTAAGTTACAGATACAAAGAGAAGATGTTGAAATAGTCGAGATGGAGTTTTCAGATGGCGAATTATATGAAGATTTTCAAACTCCAGAGCTCACAGATGAACCAGATACTTCCGATACTTCCGATACTGAGCAGGAAAATATAAAAGATGATACACTTGAGAATCATGAATGAAGAAGAAGTTAATCAAAAGTTTGTAGATATTGTCATAGACAATTTTGCAGATTATAAAGTAGATGAAGATTTGTTTGCTGATACTGTTGAATACATAGTTCCAATGCCAGCACCAAACTTCTATTTCATATCTCAGATTCAACCAGAACAAGTTGAAGAGATATTCAACGACTTACTAAGATGGCTTCGTGATGGATACGATTTCTAGGGTTTACAAAACCAAATACAAACTTCCTAAGTTACACC